CAGAAGCAGCCAAGCAAGCAGGACTTGACTGGCATGTATCTCTCGCTGACCTCGAAGCACTAGCGGTCAACGACAATGGAGTCAGCAGACTCGAAGTCCCATCCACATTCGCTACCGTCCGTACGGATAACGATGGCAAGCAGTCAGTGCTTGGCACTGTCGGCTCACGATACAAGGTGTTCCAGAATGGAGAGATGTTCTCTGCACTGGATGCACTCGTTGATTCAGGCGAGGCTAAGTACACAGCTGCGGGCGAGCTCCGAGGTGGTGCTCAAGTCTGGATGCTCTTGGAATTACCAAGAGAAGTCAAGATAAAAGATGACCCTCATGCTGCTTATCTCTTTGCTCGTACCTCACACGATGGTTCATGCTCACTTGGCGTAGCGCCAATGGTCAACCGCTTCTTCTGCACCAATCAGATAAGCGGTATCTTCAAGCGAGGTACAAAGTACACACTGCACCACACAACCAATGCCAAACTACAGGTTGAGCAGATGCGTACCATGCTTCAGGTAATCTACACAGGTATCGAAACCTACGAACTTGTCGCTGACAAGTTACTCAACGTATCGGTATCGGATGCACAAGTGGAGAACATCTTCAAGAAGATGTGGACTCTGCCATCTACAATCGAGAAGACACCGTACTTCAAACTCTCAACTGGCGAGCGCCGTACATTCAATCGTGTACAGGATGCCCGCAATACTGCACTCAACATCTATCAGAACAGCAGTACACAGGAGAACATCCGAGGTACTGCGTTCGGTGCGTTCCAAGCAATCGTCGAGTACCTCGACTGGAACTCACACAAGTCAGAGGCTACTCGTGCTGAACGTGTAATCGCTGGCAAGTATGACCGCATCAAGGGCAAAGCCCTTGACCTAGTAACACAGGAGGTTGCGTAATGAGAATAACCAATGCAGAATGTGATGCAATACTTGAAAAAGTAAGCGGAAGCCCTAGTCCGATAATGCAAAAGATAGACGAACTCATCTGTGCAATCCAAGCGCAGGAAGAAATCGAGTTCGTTGATGATGAAGAGGAGGTTGCATGAAACCCAATCCACTAAGTAAGTATCTCAACCAGTCGTATGTACAACCGCCACTCAAGCCACGAGTGGCGCAGTACCTACTCAAAGCGCTGGACTACCTACACATCTACTCGCAGAAGAACAATGAGCCTGCTCTTATTGAGCAGGAACTACACGAGGAAGCAGAAGGATTGATTACAGATGTAATCATCTATGCACCAGAGGAGAATGATGGGGAAACTCAAAAGTAGTCACGTACTAGAAACAAACAATGCCACGTTACTCGTAGTACCCAAGGCTGGTTGGTCTTGGTACTGCGGGTATCATGACACCGCTGGCTCAGGCGATGACAAGGACGAAGTCCAGTTCATGGCAGGAGCACACATCCACTACCACGCAATTGACGGCGAGGTATGTGAACTTTACTATCGGCAACACAAAGTTAGAAAGGAAAAGAAATGAAAGTGTATGACACTTGGTACACATGGGTGAATGGTTGGTTCGTTCATCGGTGTGAACTCTGCAATGCAGAGATTGCTGGTCGTACTCCAGAAGAAATGCACGAAGCACTTGATAAACACAAGATGTTCGTTGCCTGCTCTAAGGGGTACTGATGCCACGACCACGTCCAACTGAGGTCAAGTTGGTAGCCAACTTGCTTGACCCTGACAATACTAACTCCGAAAGTGCTGCGGAACTTGCAGTGGAAATCATCGAGGCTCTTGATGAATCAAGAGGCAAGCGTGAATCCTATGTACTCGTAGCACAGCTAGCGTCATGGGCTCCTGTTCAGGCGTGGGGTGAGTTCAGCACCAAACTGCAGGCAGAGAAGTTCGTCAAGCACTTGTCCTCCCCCGATGGGGGAGGCAAGGCTACGGTCTGCCGAATGGAACTACCAGAAAAATTTTTAGAGAGAATGGGAGGTAAGTAATGCTGACTGTACTAGCAATCTGTGTTGCAACCTATGTCGGATACCGAATAGGTATCCGCAAAGGAGCAGACGAGATGTATCAGTTATGCAGAAACGCTGAGAGAACTAAGCAAGAGTTCTTCTCACGCATCAGTCTGAACTAGCAGTATCAGGGGCGGGGGCTTGTGCCTCCGCCTCTTTTTCTTTACGCGCCTGCGCCTCTGAGTTCATCTTCGTAATCCAATACAACTTATAGAACTGTTCATCGAATGCAAATCTCTTCATGTGTTTTACTGTGGCTCCAGTATGAACATGCAATGGAATGCCAGCCTCTTTCATCTTCATGAAGAACTGAATGTCCTCACCAATGAATGTATCCTTATCGCTGTTCGCATCGTCCTGACTCTCGATAAAGAATGAGATGTCACCATGGTGTGCTCTCATCTTGTCAGCCACTGACCTATGCATCAACAAGAATCCAAACCCAGCGTAATCAACTTTCATCAGTGCATCTGGTGGCAATGGATGTACGTATGACATCAGGTATTTGCTCTCTTCATGTGCCATGAACACAGCAGGGTATGGCTCCATGATGGAAGACTCCATCTGCTTTGAGATGAAGTAAGTTCCGCTAATGATAGGTCGGTCTTGAACGTGGCGAGAGTTCCATACTTTCTGCAAAGCTTCGTTCGTAAGAACGATGTCGCTATCTACCCATAGCAACCAATCAAAGTTAGTCTTCTTGTGCCACACATCGAATGCAGTCTGGCGCTGCCTGCCTATCTGGTTACCCTGCACACGCTGTGCGCTAGTGATAGGTAAGCCAGCAGTCAACATGGTATAGACCACGCCTTCCATGAACTTGCCATCGACTGTTCCATTGTCACACCAGACCAGCATTATCTGGTCGTTCACTGGATGATTAGTAGGTTTCTCTCGCTTAGCTGGGTTACCCGACTTACCCATTATGGTTTCCTCCCCATCCAGTTCCCTTGAACTGGATACCTGGTGCTGTCCATACACGTTTCATAGTTCGATAACATCTGTCGCAATCAGGACCTACCTCAAAGCGTATGTTGAATTCTTGCCTACGAAAACACTTCGGACATTCGTACTCGTATGTGGGCATTACTTCTTTTTATTTCTCCTGGCAACTGCAGCATTGTCAATCAAGTTTGGATATGGACGACCAGCAGCTTTTGCACGTGCTCGTGCTTCAGCTTTCTGTTCTGGTGTCAACGGAGTTGACTTCTTCTTTGGGTTAGTTGTTTTCCAGAATGGTTTCTTTTTCATTAGTACGGTGACGCTCCTCCGAGATATTCAGATATATCTCTTAGTCCTTTGTTTACTATTTGTTCTACTCGTTGCGGAGATATCTGCCATTCAGTTGCAATCTCTGATAGCGGTAAGTCTGCAGCGAACCTTAAGTTTAGAATCCCAGCGGTGCGTGGGTCAAGCTTCTGCATAGCCTTGTCCACATCTGACAGCATTGCCAAGAGATTGTTCCCCTCGCTTGATTGCCTCTTAGCTTTCACGCCATGCACATCTGGGTCTAACACTTGGTTAGATAGGTGTGCATCTTCGGAGCCAAGCACCTTGATTAGATTCTCAATCATTGCAGTCTTGTAAAAGTATTCATCGCCAAGCTCAAAGCCAAGCGCTCGTGCCTTCTCCTTGCGAGCGTATCGCTCGCCAGCCCTACGCATGAACGTAGTGAATGCTTTGTATCCAGCCCTGCGCTCGCCTTCATCTTCGCGTACTAGGTACTCGGCTACCTTATCTTTACGCTTCCAGGCGTACTCATTCATGGCTTGTTTAATATCAGACATCTCAGCAAACCTGTGATACTTCTTAGATAAACTCCAAGATATCGTTGCAGTAATCTCATCAACTATCTGCCATATCTCATGGTCACGGTCTAGTTCAGTCACGTTGCTTCACCAAGTATTGAAATGTTTTGGCTATTAGTTCTGGGTCATCATTGAGTAGACCAAGAGCTCTGTTATGTACAGAGCAGAGCAAGCCACGTACCTTGCCAGTCTTATGGTCGTGGTCTATGTCGAGCGCACGTTTGTCGTCGGGCTTCTTGCCACAGATGTAGCACCCGCCACCTTGTTCTTCGAGCATACGCTCGTAGTCAGGGACATCAATCCCATACATTCGGATGCGCGAGATGCGCTGTTCTTCGTAAGTTTTATTTCTGTTTCTCGGCATACTTTGCCCACACCCCACGCTGTACCATTAGTGCGATGATTGCATAGTTCGCCAAGTCAACAAACGAATCTTCAAGAGATTCGTTCTGTGGAGCTATAGTCTTTTTACTATAGATAAGATTCTTCAATCTCTCCAGCTTGTCGGACATGCGTACCATCAGCCCATTGGTTGCGCCACCTGGTGCATGCCAGATGTTGTATGGACCGTAGTCGATTTGTTTCTTAACTAAGATTGATAACAGTTCGTCGTAGATTTTTTGTGCATCTTCTTCAAACTGTAGGATAGTTGTATCTTCAGACAACGGAGCCCTTTCTAATCATCCAGTGCGTTAATCAGTTTCGTTAACGCTTGAGCTCCTTGGTTGACAATTATACTATTGATGTCACTGTCAGGCGGAAGCGACACGCGGATAGCTTGAGGGATTGCATCCTGCAATCTACGTGCTAGTTCCTGCCCTGGGTTAGACCCATCCTCTTTGGCATCGTTATCGGTTGCTATAACAACGCGACCAATGCCGTCAAAACAACGGCTAAAGTGAGGCTTCCAAGCATTAACGCCAGCCACAGCGACAGCAGGATGCCCAGCAAGAGTTGCAGATATCGCATCAATCTCTCCTTCCACAATCAGTACCTCATGTACTGCATTAAGGATAGCGCTTACGTTATACAAGTGGTGCTTCTGACCAGTAGGAATCATGTACTTAGGGTCACCGTCATCTATCCTACGGAACTTGAATCCAACTACCCCAGCCTCGGTTATGTATGGGATGGATAGGTGGTGGCGTAGGCGGTCCTCATGTCCAGGTGCTGGCTCTGCTACGTAGCCAAGCATGAATGCTTCGGCTCCATCCAAGATGCCACGCTTCTCTAGGTACGCCTCGGCTGGTGAACCAACAAGGCTAGCGTAATAGGACTTGGCAGCTTTAGTCCAAAGCTCAATCAGTTTCTGATTAGGTTTCATTTCTTCTCCTGCCTATGCACAATGAAAGGAGGAGCAGTGTACACATCATTCTTCGCTGCAATCTGCAGCGCCTTCTTCCAGTTAGCACCAGATGCGAGAGCACCTATGGCATAGGAAGACCCTGAACCTAAACCATAGATGCCATCATCGCGAAGGAAGACTGAGTACGTATCATCTATCTCGTAGATGGTTCCGTTCACAGCCATTAAAAAAAGAAACTCATATTCATCAGCCTTCTCATCGTGAACGAATCCATTGTCGCGCAAGCATTCACGCATACTTGGTATCACAGTTGTAATCATAAAGTGATAGGTGTCCTTGACGTTGGCTGGTATGGCAGGTGGTTTCCATATGTGTTGCACTATGTCGCATGGCTGGGTAGTACCAGCACCAGCGATAAGGAACTTGCCACGCTTTGTAATCTTAGTTGTAATGGGATGAGAGTAAGGGCGACCCTTCTCTGTTGTAGTTCTGCTATCAGCTGCAATGATGCAGCTGTTTAATTCTTGGATACCAATAATAGTTGTCACAGTGAGGCTCTTAATCTAGGTGGAGTCCAGCGACTCTTGGTCTTACGTCCACGACTAGGAGTTGACTTCTTACTTTCTTTGCCAATGTTCTTCTCAGCCCAGCTTCGGGCTTCTGGGTATGTCAGATGTTCACGAGCCATGATTATGTGAATACCTGAACCACGACCGTTGCATGCATAACATACCCAGACACCCTTGTCTGAATTCACTGATGCAGACTTATGCGAGTCATCATGTACAGGACAGAGGATGGACTTCTCACCGCCAAGCGGTAGGTCCAATCCGTAATGACTAAAGACTGCTTCAAGGAATTCAGACTGATTCATTTGTTAATACCAATTCCTTTCCTGGTGGAACCTGTACGCATCGCACCAAGTTTCATAACGATGTAGCACATACTTGTGTGCTTCTTCTGTTTGTTTGAGTAATGACCACTGTGGCTGTCCCCACAGCAACTGCCATACTCCACGTGCTCCACTTGATTTGTTGTGGGAGTCCACGTTGTATCGGCTCTCCTTGTACGCAATCTTCAGCGCACACTGAACCTCTTTCATGTCGGTTGTGACCTGCAGTAACGTCAGCTTCACACGTTCTCGTTTGTCGGTTGTAACCAACAAGCGTTTCTCGTATGTCATCTCTGGCGTTAGCGCCGAACTCGGTGACAATATTTGTGCCACTGAGAATAGCAAGGTCAGTATTGCTAACCGCATAGTTACCTCTTTTCATTTTGTGAGGCACTGTCACTGCTTCACTGATGTCCATTGTAACCTGCCTGTTTGAGCAGATTCACCCAGAGCTCCGCAGACATAACTGCATATGACTCTGAGATATTAGATGTGCCACGCTTCTTGATGAGGACCACGCCTGTTTCCGCATCTGCGTTTATCATTTCATCCTCTAGCTCCTGCAAGTAGCCAGGGATGTTAATTCTTTTTTCGTTCTTGCATTCAATAACTACACCATCAATACCGTCTATGTCACCGACATCATCGTGTCGACCCGCACCGTATGCTCGCTCAGCACATGGATAACCCATGGTGATGAGCCACTTGACTACGTCACGCTCGAACTGTGAGCCCTTGCGTTTGGATGGTGTTGTCATTACAACTCAATGCTGAACCAAAAGAATAACAAGTCTATGTTAATAGACCAACGGTCAACTGAGAAACCAATAGCCACTCGCTTTAGGTTGTAGCCAGAACAGATATAGAACTTACCTATCTTTAGGTGTCCTGATTTGAATAGTGTCATACATACTCCCTTACATATATTTCTTGAAGGATAATCTTTCTTTGTCGCCTGAGTTTCTTGCGTTCTGTAGGAGTTGTCCCTCCCCACATTCCGTGGTCCTCATGCTTTATTGCCCACTCTAAACATTCCTGCCTAACCACACAACCAGAACAAATCTTTCTAGCAAAGCTATATATGTCGGCATCTCCAGCACCATCTGGAAAAAATAACTCGACTCCTACTTCTCTACATAGCCCCCTGGTTAAGTCTGGAAAGTTCATCGGTTTCCTTTCGCAATGTTTTAGTTGTAAGAAGTAAATCTTCTACTTGTATCAAGTAGCCTTTACTTCTATTCGGTGGTATCTCGCAAGTAATCTCGCGACCGAAGTTCTTGATTGCGTACCATACATGGTCTGTTGGAACCATGACAACACTTTGTTCAAGAACAAATGCCCAGTAATCAGCTTTCGTGACAGACAATCCTGACAATTCCCAAGACTCTGACTTCAGATACCAACACTCAATCTCTACATATATGTTATTAGTCTGATGCCATTTGCGGTCACGCTTTACTTCTACTGTTTTACCATTGGTCAGAAGTTGTTCAACCAACTTCTCACCGTCACGACCGTATGAGAAATCTAAATCAAAGCTAGACTTATTTACTTCCACTGACTTAAAGTCCTAGCCCTGAACAAGTCAGCAGATGTGTTGTAGAGAATCATCTTGCTGGCTTCAGCAGCCAAGGTTACATACTCCTCAGCATTCGGGTCTGCCTTACCGTGACGGTTCTTCACGATAGCCACACGGTAGACATTGGCAGTGCTATCCAGCGCCACAGATAAAACTAATTCTGGAAGGGCAGCAACCTTGCCCATCAGAGCTTTACGTGGCGCTGGGTAGTTTGGCTTGCTCATCTTCTCATTCTCGCTTACGTGATGCAGGACGATGAATGCAGTTTCGTATTCACGAGCCATGTAATGAAAGGCGGACATAGCATCGCGCAATGCAGTCCATTCGTTGTCGCTGGCTGCAGCGACGTTCATTAAGTTGTCTACATAAACAGCAATAGGAGCAGAACCGTGGAGTTCAATCCAAGCTTCTATCTCTTCTTCGATATCTTGTAACGAGGGTGCTGGGTCAAAAGCAAATCTGATATGACCTGCTCCTTCATGCAGTGCGTCTTCTAATAAGACGCTAGCTTCCGAGTCCATAATCTTTTCGACATCTGCAACATCACGATTCATAATGATTGCCCCTGCGCGAGTAGCAATCGTTCGTGAATCAGAGTCAGCAGATATATATAAACCAGGAACTTTTGAAGAAATGGCATACCACAGTGCAAGTAGTGTCTTACCGCCACCTGGCTGTCCTGCAATTAAATGCAGTTGTGCCTGACGAAAGGTAACTTGACTAGCAGTTAGTAGCGGTAAGACCTCTGGCAATTGCTTGCCAGCTGGTGATTCTACACCAACTACTTGCAGCAGTGAACGCATTACTTAGTCCAGATTGTTTCTGCTTCTACAGCACCTGGCTTAAAAGGCTTTGGACCTTTTGCTGGGTCAAACCAGCCAACGTAAGTTTTGCCAGCCTTGGATACGCCCTTCTTCTTAGCGTAGAAACCACGACCGTCTGGTAGTGATGGAGCATCTGGATGTCCATATGTCCATTCATTACCGTATTTATCTTTGACTACCTCAATTGTTTGAGGAGTGCTAGATGTAACTGCAGGTTCAGCCAGCATGCCAGCTTCCTGTAGTGCGTTGATTGCACGGTCCATACCTGACGGATTGGAACGGCTAAGCAACTGGGTGTGTAGGTCAGTCGCTGATGCGATAGCAAGCAGCGCTGCTTGGAGGTTTGCAGTGAACTCAGCAACCGTATTACCTCGGACGGTAAACAGGTCCTGACCATTCAACTTGCCAGTGTATGAGAACGTAGATTCAGTCATCTACTTTCCTTTCTTTCCCTTTGTTGTAGGTATTTGCAATGGGAAATCTTTTGAACCCATGGCTGGGCATTTCTCTTGGAATGAACACATCTTGCAGTTCTCACCAACAGATGGTGGAAACCATCCGCGTTGAACACTGTCATTCATTGCACTAAATACATAATCAAAATAATCAATGGTTAAATGCGATAAGTCAATCAAGTCATCAAGTTGACCTTGGCGTGTCATAAAAAAAGCGCCCCACTTTGGGCGAACGCCATACATTCTTTCAATACCGCTGGCATACAAGCCAGCTTGAATCATCCCAAACGGTGTCCTAGCACCAGTCTTATAGTCGACGATGACAAGGTCTTCCCCTACCTTGTACACCACGTCTACGACAAAGCGGACAGGTGTGCCTCCGAAATGCACACTTGCATCCCACTCGATGCCAGGACGACCGTCGGGCATGGTAGCGATTTTCCAACCAGACTGTGCGTACCATTTCTGGTATGCCTCAACCTGCTTAAGTCCATCGCTTTGCCAGAACGCTAGGTCTTCACCGTCTGGGCGGGCTACGGTCTTGCGACCGCTAGTCTTCCACTCAGAGCTTGGAATCCCTGATTGTTCCTCGGCAATCCTAACGGCTTCATTAAATACGTCAAGCCACTTCTCAGCTAAAGTCATCTTCGTCCTTCGGAGTATAGTCGGGGTTATCCACAGGTGTGGGGGTTGTCATAGGGCTACCGCAATTAGCACAGAAACTATCTGTGAACCACAGAACCAATTCGTAGTTTTGGAATACTGCCCTAACAATCTGTATGTTTGAGCCACAGTTGATACACTCATTGCTGGGTATACCTCGCTGGTCAATTAGATTCTTGTTGGGTTCTATAGAAGTCATGGTTCAACCATTCCAGCATAGAGTGGACAGCAGAACCAGCAGCCAAATAGACTGCGGGTTTCTCTGGAACCATAGCTACTTTGCTAAGATAGTATTTCTGCGGGCAAGATTGCCAAGTAGATAACTGACTGTATGACCTATGAGGGGGAAGTTTTTCCATACCAGGAATCATAATGCCAACTTTCTAACCGAGCGTGTAACGACACGCCGATTCTTGTGATAGGGTTGAGGGGTGGTGGGCGGGAAAGGCTCGCCCTGAAAGGCGAGCCGTGAAAGATATAGATAAATTCATTCAGAAGATTGAAGAAGCTAAAACATATTTAGCAGATGACCACAGAGATAAAGAGTGGATGGATGGATTCAATGCAGGACTTGACTGGGCAATACGGATATTAGTAAAAGATAAATCAGCGTACTAAAAACAAAAAGAGGGGGAACCATTTACGGTTCCCCCCCTCTCTTTGGCTCCCTACCATTCAGGCGGAGCTACTGCGAGCGCATCCAGCGTGGCTAAGTTGATGCACCCGACTGCTGGGATGGAAAGACGATGCTGCAACCCTCGAAGTGTTTCAGCTAGGGGAGCATCTAGCACATCATCTCCAGCGATGTTTAGCGCCACTCGTACTGCTGTTACCAAAGGGTGGCGCTCTCCTGGACTAACCAGGGATATTAGTTTGTTCTCTTCCACTATTGGATTGGAAGTTCTGTGTCAATAGTTTGTAACTGTATTGTGAC